GTTTAAAGAGACGATTTCCGCTGGACCTATGGGTGCCCAATTTGGAAGGCCTTTTCAGACATTGTGTATGATATTGCTTCATTTTTCGGATTAATAAGCGACAAGGCTAAAAAGTCTAAGGATCCAATAGATAAAATAGATAGTGCACTTAAAAATTTATCCAAGAACAAAGATCTAATTGAGGATTTAACTAAAGCATTTATTGCGATGTTCGCGCTCAAAAAAGGTATTGAGTTTATCGGCATGCTGGCAAGCTTGCGCAAGTCACTTCTTGAAACAGCTGCCGTATCAAAAATAGTTGATCTGTTCGGCGGTGGTAGTGGTGTTGCTGGTGTGGGTGGTAAAGCCGTTGCTAAAGAAGCTGGCGGAGCTGCAGCCACAGCTGGCAGTTCTAAAGTTCTTGGGCGACTATTTTCTAAGGGCGGTGCTACTTCAACGGCCGAGTTAGAAGCAGCTAGTGGCCTAGGCGGTGGCAAAGCCATGATGGCTGCTCGTGGATTAACTAAAGCCGTACCGTACCTGAGTATCGCTGCGTCATTGCCAGAGCTATTTGGTACGACTAAAGCAACGTTGGGTAAACATCTAGGTGGGTTCACTGGTTCGGTCGGTGGCGCTGCTGCGGGTGCTGCTGCTGGATCTGCAGTTATGCCGGTCGTTGGGACAGCTGTTGGTGGTGTAATTGGTGGATTTGCTGGCAGTAAGCTTGGTCAGTCAATCGGTGGTGGCATTCAAAAAGGCGTTACTAAGACGTTCCCTAAGCTGACTAGCAAGATGTCTGACTTGGGTCACGACATGTCTAAGAAGTTTAGCAGTAGTTTTAAGCCGAAGCCGTCATTGAATGATAAGCAATTTTCGAGATCATATACCAGCATGACTAAGCAACTAAACAAAAACGCTAAAATTAAATTCAAAGTTACAACTGATCGAGCCAGCATTAATAAAGCACAAAGAATTACCGATGACACTTATAAAAAAATGAGTAAATCGGTTGACAAGTATTACGGCAACAAGCGCCGAATGTCTATCAAGGATTATGCAACGCTGGTTCATAACGGTTCTATGACTGAAAAAGAGGCCAACAGGGCTTTAAAAAAAGGCCAAGAGAACCAAAACAAGCCAGCGGAAGGCTAGAAAGGTAAATATGGAAAAAAGGAAAAAGATTCCGAAAGTTATTATTCAAAGCTTGGCAAGGCTGAATCACAAAAGAACAAAGAATTGGCTGCTGCCCGTAAAAAGGATGGCAATAACCATTCAAAGTATTTAGCTGATAAAAAGAAAATTGAAGAAAAATTTCAAAAACAAACGGCTGGCGACCGTAAGAAGTATTTAGCACAGTTAGCCAAGGATGAAAATAAGTCAAACGATGCTGTTACAAAAGCCACTAAGATTTCATCTGGTAAGCAGTTAGACATTCTTGAAAGCTTGAAAGACCACAAGGGCAAGCTATCTAAGCAACAAATGACTGAAGCAATTAGAAATTCAGCTAAAGAACGTGATAAAACTATTGCTAACGCCGACAAACAACGTGATAAGTCTGTAAGCGCGGCCAAAAAGAAGTATAAAGAGACAGTAGCTGCTGCCGACAAGGAACGTTATGAGAACGGTACAATGAGCCGAAAGCAATATGAAGCAGTCGTTAGTAAAGCGCGCAAGCAACGTGATGATTCCATAGATGCTGCTGATTCCCAAAAGAATAAGACTGTCAAGAAAGCAGAGGAAACGCACACTAAGGTCGTTAATGAAGCGACTAAACAGGCTGGAGAGCATAAGGGTGCGGTTGATTCTGAAACTGGTGACGTTATTACATTCTGGGGAACCTTCATTTCCACCTTGCGTGGTAATTGGAATGATATGATCGGCGGCATTAACGGCGTGCTACACGCCTTAAACAAAAAGTGGGGGAACATTCCAACTTGGAAAAAGCATGCTGCTGGTCTGAATGGTTCCATGGGCGAACATACGGCGCTCGTTGGTGAAGAAGGATTCGAATACATGGGAACGTCGAATGGTTCAATTATGCCAATTGGTGTTGACGGCCCTGAGATTCGTAACATCCCCGCCGGTGCGTCTATTTTGCCACATGGTATGTCTGTTGAATTTGCTCAGATGGCTAAAGGTTTGCCTGGGTACAAGATTGGATTACCTGGCTGGCTAACCAGCACGTTTAGCGCTTTGAAGAAAGGTGCTGAGGGCGCTGCTGATCTTGTTAGCGAAGGTGCTAGTGGTGTAGTTAACAAGATTGCTGATGCAACTGGCCTTGGTAAGCTTGCAAAGACGTTCAGTGATAATACCACTGCGTTTGGTGCGATCGCGAGTGGGGCTAAGGATTCTTTAATTGATAATGCAATCAAGTATGTACAAGGGTTCTTTGATCAGTTCTCCGACACGTCTGAAGACGGTGCTGGTTCATTAGCACCGCACTTTGGTTCACCGTTCAAGGAATCTTCGGGATATGGCCCACGTGCAGGTGGTTTCCACAAAGGTATCGACTTTGCGGCGCCATTAGGTACGCCGATCCCAGCTCAATATGGTGGTACTGTCGTGCAGGCAGGCCCAGCTAGTGGGTTCGGTAACTGGGTTGTTATCAAGCCGTCTGGTGCGTCCGTAGATACGATTTACGGACACATGAAACGAATGAAAGTGAAGACTGGTCAGCATGTCAAAGCTGGGCAAATTATTGCGTGGGTCGGCAGTGAAGGCCAATCAAGCGGCCCTCACGTCCATTATGAGTTGCGTGCTGGCTTGGGCGGTAAAAGCTATAACCCAATGACTTATGGCGCAAGTGCAGGTAACCCGTCTGGTCATTCAGTTAATCGTTGGCGGCCATATGTTGTACGTGCATTAAAGGCCAACGGGTTCGCTGCTACCGACAGTCAAGTGGCTGCTTGGATGAAGGTTATCAGACGCGAATCAAACGGGGATCCATCAGTGATTAACACTTGGGATCCTAATGCTAAAGCTGGGCATCCTTCTAAAGGGCTCGTTCAGACGATTCAGCCAACATTTGATGCGTATAAGTTCAGGGGTCACAACAATCCGCTCAACGGGTATGATGATTTGCTAGCTGGTATTCATTATATGAAGGCTAAATATGGCTCAGGGTCAAGTGCGTTTTCTACCGTGAGTGGCCCAATGGGTTACGATTCCGGCGGTCGTGTCATGAAGAAACAGCTAGCATGGTTGGCTGAAAATAACCCAGAATACGTGGTTAACCCAGAACGCGACAATGCTGATAGCCTGATTGTTGAAGCAGCACGTGATCGTGCTGCTAAAGCGCCTAATGGCTTAGTTGCTAAGGCTATGCGAGTAGTTGGAACTGCTAAGGCAGGCATTCAACGCACAGCGCCAAGCTTTGCATCACGGGGCGCGGCAGAGGCAGAAGGCCAAGCTTTAGGCAGCAAGGCAATCAGTGGCAATATGACGATTTCGGTACAGCTAGACAGCAACACGATTGCTCGTGCTACCTATCCAAAGATTAGTATTTTGCGGAACCAAGAAATTCAGTTGAAAGGACAAACGACGGGTAATACTTATGTCTACTAATTACAAAGGTTCAATCATAATTCAACGGCGTGATGGTACAATGTACGACCTTGAAAAAGAAAGAATACACGTAGTAACATTCGCCCCGCCTTCGGCTAACTTTCAACACACTTATACGCAAATTGGGAGGTATGGTGCTGAATTGTCTGATAGTCAGATTCAGCAAACAACCATACCCTTAACATTTGATGTGTATGCTCGGGACAACTACGATTACGAATTACAGAGGCTCAAAGTGCTACGGATATTTAGTAGTACGGAGCCTTTTTATGTTATCAATATGCGTACACCGTTTTTGAGATGGAAAGTAGTTGCTGAATCTTTTGCCTATCCACGATTAGGCAATTTTTGGAAAGCCAAAAACGTGGCGATTAATCTGGTGTGTTATGACGGATTAGCTGAAAGCACAGCTACAACATTAGATCCATTTACATTTGATGGTGGGACTTATGGTATTGGAATGGGAATACCATTCGATACACCAAAGTACACATTTACCAATCAAACTAAATTTAATTTCTACAATCCATCAATCATACCGTTATTAGCTAGTGAACGACCAGTTACTATCACTTTCAAAGGTAACGTAGATAATTCATTGACTATTAAGAACACAACTACCGGCCAATCATTTACGTATAAGAAACCATTGAATAAAAACCAGCAATTAGACATTGTCGGATTAGTTCCGATGGTTGATGGTACGCAAAGGTTTGGCAATAGTAATTCTGACCGCAGTTTTATTGACTATGCAATCGGTAATAATGCTATTGAAATTGTTGGTTCAACTGATTTTACAATTTCATTTAAAACGAGGTTCTATTACTAATGTCTAATGTTATATATGTAAAACAAATATTGAACGATGAAACGCCAGCAACTGTTTATAATCTTTCAATTACAGAGAGTTTAAACGAATTAAGCACTGTCTCATTCACATTAGATGACAGCGTTCAAAATAAAGTTGCAACACTTATGATGTCGCCGCAGACAATGGTTCTGGTACCCGAAACGGGTCAATGGTTTAGACTTACTACTGTTAATCCAGTATCACTAGGAAACACAAGATCATACCAAGTATCTGGAGTGCATGTTGGTACGGACTTACACGATAAGTATGTTGAAAGCAAGTTGTCCAACACGCAGAGTTTAGATGCCTGCATGAAATTCATTACCGATGGAACACCTTTCAAGTATGTTATTCATGATAAATTCAGCAAATATTCATTTAGTGATGGCTTTGGTAGCGATTTTTCAGACAGCCTGTTTATGAACACGTTGAAAGATGATTTTGGATTTGAATTTTATTTTGATAATTGGACTATTCATATTTACAAGAAAATTGGTCAAAGTGATCAGTTTGTATTTATTGATGGGTACAACGCTCACAAAATTTCTTGGACGGAAGATTACAGCAATATCCGCACAAAAATAAAGGGATTAGGGAAGCAAAAAGATAATGGTGGTTATGCAGCTACCGCAGAATACACTAGCCCTAATGCTTCTATTTGGGGCGTGAAACAAGCTGCAACTATTCAAGATGATAGGTTCACGGATTCTAATTCTCTGACTAGTTATATCAAGAGTAAATTACAAGATTATCCCATTATTCAATACACAATGGAACGCGCCGAATTTGAGCACGGAGCAAAACTCTCAGATATAAATAGTATCAAGATTGGGAACTCTGGCCTATTAAAAGATAGGTTAGGTGTTGACGTTGATACTAGGATTGTTGGAATGACCTATTACCCACAGGACAGCAAAAAGAACGATACCATCACATTTGGGAACAAAATATTTAATTTAGCTCACAACTTGGCAATGCAAAAAAAGGCAAAAGACGCCAACAAACATATTGGAAAGTCGATTAATCAGTTGGAACAAAACGTTACGTCGATAATGAACAATGGGGTTTGGTATATATGGAGTTAATATGACAGATTGGAATAATAAGAGACCTGAAATAGTAAATAACGTTAGTGCATTAGGAATTGGCAAAGCTATTTATGCTGCACCTGACGGAAACAAAGCAACCGCTAGGCTATTGGTTGCTGCCGATGGATTTCACTTTAAAAATAGTGATTTTGATGATTTAAAATTGCTTAGTTTATCAATGTTATCCCCGACGGGAAGCACGTTCTCAATTTCGTTTGATGATAATGGCAATTTACTAGTCAATGGAAATGTATACACAACGCCAACTAACCAAATTGATGAAACGATTAAAGGCAATAAAACTTATGAAGGCCAAACAAAGCTGTCTGGCGGACTAATTATAAGTTCATCTGGTAATGATTACGAAATCTCGGTGGACGAAAACGGAAATTTAAAAGCAACTAAAATATCTGAAACGTTAGGAGAAAACGATGGAAAAACTGAAAACCAATGAACTTTCGCTTGGATTAAATCAAACATTTAGAAATGATTTGGTCGATAATTTTAAAAAAATTCAAAATGGTGTGGATAGTCAATCTGATGATCTCAATAAGCAAATCACTGATTTACTAGGTGATGTTACACCACAAGACCAAAACGAAGTGACGCAAGCCAGAATTGATGCGCATGGTAACCTTTATGGAACCCTCAAGAGCAGAGCAGACGCAACACAGGCAACCGCCGAAACTGCTTTATCAGAGGAACGTGATACGTCTGCTGAAGTTCAAAACGCTAGAACTAATTCAAGCAGTCAAACCTATCCAACGTTGAAAGAACGAATGGATAATCAGGAAAATGACTTGAATAACAGTATCAATGATAAGTTATCTCAAATAAGTTCTGTTCCTGAAGCGTTCGCTAATCTTGATGAATTAAAATCAACTTATCCTCACGGGAAAACGGGTCTATTCGTGACTGCTGACACTGGTCATAAGTACATTTGGGCTAATGGGTCATGGACAGATGCCGGAATTTATCAATCTGTTGGTATTGCTGACAATAGTATCTTGCAAAATCAAATTCGGCAGCCATTGACTCGTGGCGTCATCATTCAAGGTCACATGACAATCGATTCGAGTTCGAAACAGATTGTTTTCTCCAAAAATTTAGCTTTTGACGTAAATGGACAATATAGCTACCCAAATACTGCCGCGACTCTTAGTATTCCTGACGGCACAGGTCCGGTGTATATCTATTATCGCGATGCGGATAAAACGTATCACGTTGACCGGAACGATCCTAATTTTCCAACCACTACCACTAATAGTGACATCTACATCGGAGTCATACACATGGAGAAACTGCATTTGTATGGTAGTAACAGTGAACAGTTTGTGACTTACAACAAACAGCTACTACAAGTACACCCCAGTCATGCCGATTTGCTATACGGGAATATTTATTTTGATCCCACAGCGAAGACTTTGAGCAGCACGGGTCATCTTGCCTTCTCTAGTATCAATCAAGTCTTCTCAATCACTAGCCCTATGACATTAACACTGAAAAACGACTTTAACAAGGTCGCAACCTACGTCTATTTTGATACAGTTACCGAAACCCTTGTCGAATACTGCGGGGTAGCGTTGCCGGCATCTTATATTCATGTGGCGACTATTTACCAAAACGAAATTTTTGAGACTGATTTGCGCCATTGGAACTATGACTCGCGTTTTGATAGGGACCCGTTCACAGCGCCAATCGTATTCAATGGGAAACCCGTCGTTGTGAATATTCAAGAAAAGTCAATCAATGATGGGCATGCAGGCACAGTTGACATTCCTGCAGGTGCTTGTTTTGTCACACAAAGCGGCGCCAAGTTCTTGCGCTTTGCCACATCACAACATTTGAGTTATCAGTATCTCCAAAATGATATTAACACGCAACTTAAACTCTACAGCTTTTTTTGGAACTCGAATGATGGCACCCTTTACGGCGGGTATAAAAAGCTACTTCGTGCCGACATTAAGCTGTGGTCAATATTTTCCGGTAAGGTATACGGAACCAGTCCCAAAGGTTTTGTATACAACGGTGTTGAAGACGGCGGATGGAGTCCTGCTACCCCAGAAGAAACGACTCCAACGTTTGAGGATTGGCAAAACTCGGCTATTCAAGGGAACACGGGTAACGTTGCTTGGATCGGTGACTCTACGTGGGAAGGGTATCGCGTTAAAGACGCAGCAAATATATTTCCAGTTTATCTGAACACCTTGTTGCCCAAGCAATTCACCAATGTCAAATCGTTCAATTGTTCGAAGGGCGGTTACACAACTCAACAGTTATATGAAAACTTTGATGTACTGACAGCTAATGCCACTAATATCTCATTATTGATGATTGGTGGCGGACTCAATGATGGGGCAGATGTCACCAACTCACGTAAGTGGCTAGATAAGATCGTTCAGAAATGTTACTCACTTGGGATTACGCCAGTCATCGCAACAACTCAGGCAACCGCCGTGATGTATTCAAGCTCAGCCGATGGTGGCGACTGGAATGGAATGAAGCAAAGGAACTTTGAGCGTATTAATCAGATGCGGCGTGCTTATGCCAGCAAGAAGGGCATACCGCTTCTAGATTTCGAGAAGTATACGCATGAGTTCATCGAGTTATCAGATGCCAAAATGAGCGATATGTTTGTTGATTACCTTCATGGCATGGATCCGATCCATATCTATGAAGCCAATTTGGCGATGACATTTTTGTCGCCCTTCTGCAAGCAAATTCGTGCCGACAAGCTTATTGGTATTACAACAATGGAAGCAGAGTCTGATATTAGTTACAACTTAGCCTATAAGCCACTTGATACTGCTGTGGACGGATTCAAAGCAAGATATCAGTATGCTGCTACAAAAGAGAATGTCCTGATCAAATATGATTGCTTCATTCCTGCTGATGGACACGTGTATGCGCTGAATGGTTTCAATTATGGGGTTTCTGTGCAAGTAAGTGTTGATAATGAAACTTTCACCCTCAGTGCTTCTGGCCAGATGACAAATCTTGTGTATGGCTATCACTCGATAATTGTCTCTGCCACGGCGGGAAACATTGACTTTGCCGGTTTGAAGATCAGCTTCAAATGAGTACGGCAGCATGGATTTGTGTCACTGTCCTTGGGGTGAGCGCGATTTTTTCAGTCTTAGGTGGAAATAAAAAAGTAGGGATGTGAGAAAGTGACATTTTTTGGATACACGATTATAACGACTTGGACGCCAGCACCAGAAGACATATTAAAATAGGAGGTAGACAATTGAATAAGCACAATTTTAAGGCACTCATCTTAATGGTGGGCGCCATTTTTATAGCATTTTTATTGGGCAATACTACCATTCATGCTGCTCGCATGGATATGGTCGATGTGTCGAATAACAATGGCTATATGTCTACGGCCGAATACACGTCAATGCGTAATGAATTTGGTGTTAAGGCTGTTACGGTCAAGATTAGTGAAGGCGGTACGTACAGAGATCCGTATGCTGCCAGCAATATTGCAAATGTTCAAGCAGCTGGAATGTATATCAACGGTTACCATTTTGCACGCTACGCTACTAAGGCACAAGCGATCGCCGAAGCTGATTTTGCCGGTCGAACGGCTAAAGCGGCCGGACTACCAGTTAGTGCAGTATTGGCAACGGACGTAGAATCACAGGAAGCCAACAACCAATCGAAAGCAACGAATGATCGTAATAATGCCGCCTTTATGAAAGAGATTCAGAAGTTTGGTTACCGGGCCGATATTTACACTTCCGGATCATGGGCTAACAACAAGATGACCATCAAGGGCAAAACTGGCTGGATTGCTGCTTACCCGTATGTGGTTAGCGGTAAGAACTGGTATTCAACTAACCACGCATGGCAGTGGTCGTCAACGGCTAAGTTCCGTATCAGCTATGGTGGCTTCGATGTTAGCCAATTAAATAGCAACTACTACACTGCTGGTCAGAAATCAAAGGTAAAGCCGACTAATAAAGGTGCAGTTAAGGCCAACAACCGAAAAGCCAACAAACACACTTACAAGAAGTCTGCCTCAGCCAAGTGGGTCAAGGAAAAGAAGACTTACACACTCAAAACGGCGGTTAAGCTACACACAAGCACGTCAACGTCATCAAATGTGATTGCTATTTTGCCAGCTGGAGCCACGGTCAAGACTGATCAAGCCATTATTCAGGGTGGCTATCGGTGGGTACGCCAACCGCGATTTAATGGTTATGGCTATCTAACAACTGGCCCGGCAAGCAATACGCTGGAATATGTAAAGAGTGGTACCGCTCACACGTATTACACAGTCAAGTCTGGCGACAGTTGGTGGTCAATTGCTCAACGCAACGGCTTAAGCATGACTACATTAGCTAGTCAGAACGGCAAGACGATTTACACCACTATCTATCCTGGCCAGCGATTGGTGGTGCGGTAATTGCATACACTATTAGGATTAGGTTGGGATGAATGGGGATCGATTGTTGCCATTGTCACTAGTATTTGTGTATTAGCTAATTGGATTCTCAATAAGACGGTCCGTATCCCGCTTAACGATTTAGGCAAGCGGCTTAGCCGTTTTACCGATGAAAGTTTAAAAGTGAGACAGCAAAATGCCGACACAATGAACGCTATTGAAAATCGGGTCATTAAGGTAGAAGGTCGATTAGATGGTCATGACATTGAATTTAAACATCTATATGAAAAGAAAGCCAAGGGAAATGAAAAAAATTAGTTTTCGAAACGCTGAGGAAAACTGGATGGAAAAATAATTGGGGGGATTATTTTGGTACGGGAGGGTTTGAAAAAAAAAAACTTG